ACAAAGGTTTCATTGGAAGTCATGTTTATTCCCATTTAACAGGTCTTGGATTTGATGTTACTGGTATTGATTTTCCAATTGATATAGGTAACTTTGCAGAGTATAGTGATTTGTATAATCCCAAGTTTGATGTGGTTATACATCTTGCTGCCTTTGCTGCTCTTCGGGATAGTATAGATAACCCTGAAAAATTCTGGGAAAATAATGTAGAGAAGTCGAAACCTATATTTGAATATTGTAGAGAGAATAACGTTAGATTATTATATGCTAGTTCTGCTGGTGCTTATGGATGGTGGCAGAATCCTTATGCTATAACCAAGAAAGTAAATGAACTTATGGCACCACCTAATAGTGTGGGTATGAGATTTTTTAATGTTTGGTCAGAGGAAGGGAGTAGAGAGGATATGTTATACAGAATGTTGCAAGATAAGACGGCAACATATCTAACCAGACATAAGAGAGATTGGATTCATGTTGATGATATAGTCAGTGCTATTGCATCTCTAATGATAAGTCAGTACATAGGCCCTATTGATATTGGTACAGGAGAATCTGTATCAGTATTGGACCTTGCGAAACATATGGGTATGGACCATCTTCCTATTAAAGAAGATACTCCTAATGAACCTGATGAGTTATGTGCTGACACTACAGAGTTGCGTAAGTTGGGATGGTCTCCTACTAAAAAGTTATTCTAAATATCAGGGAAACTTGGAGTCATTTATGGATTTTGACTTTAATGAGGACAACTTACAAACCCAACATCTTTTTATGGTTAAAAGGGTATGTAGAGTTTGTGGTGTAGAGAAAGATTTATTGGCAGATTTTTATAAATGTCGTAAAGATCCTACATTAGAATCCTCATATGCGTATGAATGCAAATCTTGTGCTATAATGAGGAACAAAGATAACTATTACAAAAAGAAAATGGATAAAATGGACACACAGGGTATGAGTGGCCCTGTTGATCCCAATTATAAGGGAACAACAAATATACAACCACATAAACCTTGGGAGATTACACCAAGAAGATGTCATAGTCATGAAATGGTAAAAGAGTTAAAGATACTTATTAATGAGGTATTGGATGAAAGAGAAGGTAAAATGGATTACATTTCTTATTTTGATACCGATAAGTATAAGCATTATGTTGGTGAAGAAGAGCCACCTTACAGACCGTCTGTTTAGTAGTTGAAACATTTGCTACACTATGCTATAATGTACACATATATAAGTTATCCCAATGGCAATTGATGATGATGTAAAGATCACTATCAACCTTAATGAGTTGGTAGAGATCAGAGCAAAACTATTAACTCAATATGAAGATTACTCAAAAGCAGTAGCAACTGGTGAGTATCTTGATGAGAATGATGTTGATAAGATTGCAACACAGTTAAGAGAAACACTTAGTTGGGATACACTCTACTATATGGTAGATGGTGTTATATTAGATTACATGGGTTTAAGATCTGCTATTACAGAACATAAAACTCATTATGGTGAAAGGTCTATTGAAACCGTTGAGTTAACAATGGAAAAGGAAAGAAAAGAACGAGAGAAAGAGTTTAAGAAAAACTTTGATCTTGTAAAGTTAGAATCATCATCATGGACTATTGAAGTTCCTATTCGTAAAAAGTAAAATGCCTAAAGAAAAAGTATACGTTCCTGTAGTGGAACCTAAATCTACCTCATACCTTGAGTATGTTGAACTTGGAAGAACAGTTACTCCATGTCCAGTATTTAAAAAGGATACTGTTCGTGTTAGAGTATTACAAATCTGTAAAGGTAATCCAGCAGAGACCTTTGAGACAGAAAAGCATTGGGAATATGATATTCCATGGTCTGCTAAGGAGGAAGTAGTAGTAAAAACTAAACCTGTAAGAGTTAGAAATAAAAAAGGTCAATATGTTAAGGATGATCCTTCTACAGTAGAGAATGAAGCATGGGTAGGTGGTAAGGCACCATCAGTTCCAAAAGCTAAAAGGAAAGCAAAAAAGAAAAACATATTGGAGAATACTCTAACTAGATTAGGGAGGAAATAATGGCAGTTGATATTAAAAATTGGGAGCAGGGTTATCTTCAAGATAATAGAAACAAGTTATCCAAACAACAGATAGAACTTCTTGACGGTAGAGATATAAAATCCCATGAAGGGATGATATATGGACAAATGTATAATGATTGGAAGAATCAAAAGGGGATTAACCTATTATGACTTTTCTAATAGCAATCATGTCATTCGCAAACTTTGTATTCTATCCATTGGTAGTAGGTACTATTATTGCGGTGATAATAGAACAGATTTTTAGGGCAACAGGTAATGAAGATAACCCTAAAGCAGTAAAGAATGTAATGATTTCTATGGGTATAAGAAAATATCTATGGAGACAGGCATGGCTTTTTAATATCATATGGTTTGTAGGATATTTTATCCTTATGCTTACTATAGGCAGACAGCAACCAGCAGCAATGCCTGATATGATATGGCAAGGATAGAACCCTATGATGACTCTAACTGGAGAGAAGAGTATAAAGCATATACAAGTGACAAGAAGCAACTTGAGTTGCTAGAGAATGGGCCTAAGAGTCTTTCACAATCTTGGATACTGGGTGCTCTCTATAATAAATGGAAGAAGATGAAGGGTTATCGTGACCCTGAACCGCCCGATTGTAGTTCTTCATTCAAAGAATGGGAGCAAAAGATAAAGGAGGTAGGTGAATGAGAATAGGTGTTATGTGTTCTGGGAACGGAACCAACTTCGAAAACATAGTTACAAATCCTGTATGTAATAAACATGAAGTTGTGCTAATGATACACAACACCAAACAATGTGGTGCTGTAGTAAGAGCAGCAAAGTTTGGAATCCCTCATGTAAGAGTTCCTCATAAGGAAGAAGATAACATGATTAAACTCTTTGAGACATGGAGAGTTGATCTTATAGTTCTTGCGGGATATATGAGAGTGATTAAAAATCCTTCCAAGTTTCCGTGTCCCATCATTAATATTCATCCCTCATTACTTCCCAAGTTTAAGGGATTACATGCCATTGAACAAGCACTAGATAGTGGTGATGATGTTACTGGTGTTAGTGTACATTATGTGAATGAAGAGTTAGATGGTGGAGAGATAATATGTCAGCAAGAAGTACCTATTCTTCCTGATGATGATATACAATCATTAACAAAAGCAATTCAAAGAGTAGAATATGGTATACTACCATCAGCAATAGATTTTCTTGCCCGATACAAAATTGGATTATGTTAAGCACTAACTATAGATTACAACTAACTGATATTTGTTGTCGTATGATAACTGATGATGGAGCACCTGTTACGTTAGAAGAAAGAATTTGGATGAATAAATTGTGTGATCATAATCCTCAAGCAAAGAATATCGTAGAGTCCTTACTATGCCCTTATAAACATGAATCTTTGGAGTAAATATAAAGAGATACTATTCAATACATTTTCACTTCACAATGGAGTGGATAGTGTCTGGGCCCAGTGGGAAGGAAAAGGTACCACTTTATTGGCTAGAACTTATACTAACCAATATTTTATTAAAGCTAGAGAGGTAGAAATCTGGAATGAAAAAACTTGTATCTATAACAACATTATCTATCCCAAGACTGGAAGTAATCTTCCCTGTTTTGGTATGGATCTTATGGGATTTAATGAGAACAGGGTAATCATAGTATTTGATTTTCAACATCCTGTAGAAAACTTTCTGTTATCTGTTGATGGATTGCCCAAACAGGAGGGCAATATAAGATTTTTTGAACCAGGAAATCATTTCTCTGAAAATATATACGTTGTCAAGTGTAATATGTCTGAAGTGAATGAACATTTAGATATGTTTAAAAAATACTTGACGGAGTATAAAAGTATGATAGAATTAGAGAAACCCACTGGTACTGATACTAGTGTATATAATGACTTCGATGCTTATATGACCAAACTTGATCCAGTTGGTGGTTATCTTACTGGTAAGTTTGGAAAAGAAAAAGCAGAAAGTTTAGTAAACGATTTTTTATTTTGTTACAAATGAAACGACCAGACAATCTTTTAGATGCTACTATTGTTGCTTTCCTATGGGCAGATTGGTTTGCGAAACAATGCCTTTGGGTTCCTTATCATCTTTATCAGAAGTATGATTATTGGAGTCACAATAAAAAAGTAGAACAGGATGCTAAAGAAGCAGAAGAAAATCCTCCTACACTACCATCGTTATCAAATCCTTTAGATTCTATGCCTATTGCAAATGGTGATGCAATCCCACCAAGACCAGAAGAAGACATTGCTAATGACTTTACTACATCAAATGACTGATACACAAATCATAAAAGGAAAAGTAAAGACTGTCTTCACCACATCAGAACCTGATAAAGTTCTTATACAATATGAGGATAAGGTCACTGCTGGTAATGGTAAGAAGATAGATTTCCCTCAAGGAAAAGGAAAAGTATGTATGGAAATATCTGCTTTTCTATTTGAGATGTTAGAGGGTATGGGAATCAAAACCCATTACCTTGATACATTTCCTGAAAGGATTATGTCATGTAAGAAGGTTAATATTATTCCGATAGAAGTTGTGGTAAGGAATATTGCTGCTGGTAGTATAGTAAGACAGACAACACTAGAGGAAGGTCAACATATTAACTGGCCTTTGGTTGAGTTTTATTTAAAAGATGATGAGAAAGATGATCCATTACTCACAGAAGATAGGATCAAACTTATGGGGTATGGTAGTGAGATAAGGAACTTACAGTTTACAGCAAGAGAAGTTAATGCTATACTACAAGATGTCTTTCGTAAGATTGGTCTTACACTTGTTGATTTTAAACTGGAGTTTGGTTATGATTCTGAACACAATTTACTCCTTGGTGATGAACTATCACCTGATGGAATGCGACTTTGGAGAGAAGGTAAAAGTTTTGACAAAGATTTGTTTAGGAAAGGGGAAGGAAATATAGTGGAAGCATATCAATATATACTAGATGAGTTGAAAAAAAATCATGCATCTTGAAGAGAAAATAAAAACAGCTGAAGATCGTATTAAAGAACTTCAACTTCTAATAGAACATTGGGCAAAGCAGATTAATAGTAAATCAAAACAATAGTAACCTTCTATAGGTGATATGGTATAATATATACTATTGATTTGTAAAAATTATTCATGTCTACCATAACTCTACAAACACCAGAAGGTGAGACACAT